TGCTGTCTGTTCCTAATATTGATTTTAATTCCTGTATATTTTTAAAATTATTTGTTGTTAATAGAATGTTTTCATGAAATTTTCTTGTTGAACTTTGATTAAGCGTACGATCAAGAATTTTATCAGGTGTTTTTAAATCAAAAAGTTTAATAAAATTTTCATCTATAATAGGTTTATTGTTGTTATCGTCTGGCATTTGTTATCCATATAATAAGGTAAAAACTTGTGAAAGATTAGGAATTATTAATTGAACCCCTTCAGGAATTTGCAATCCCCAACCAATTTTTGACGCAGCGGCGATAACCCACCAATATTGCGAATCACCATATTCTCTACCGGAAATTATATCAAGTCTATCATTACTTAAAGTTACATATTCTTTATAAGAAATTCTACCGTTATCAATATTATTCATTATAGTTATATGATCTTTAAAAGTACCATATAAATTATTGTTTTTATAAGTTTGAACGTTTTGATATCTATTTATTGCCATTTATTAAATCCCACCTTGACGATGTTTATAATCTTTTGTACTAAATGGTTGAATATCATGAAGAATTGTTAATTCCATACTTACATCTATTATTTTTGGTCTTCTTCCTAATTCTTTTTTAATCTCCCATTGGTATCCATCTAATGTTTTATAACTTAAATTATCAACATATGCTAATGCGCCAAGACCATATACTCTTTCCATTGCTTTATAAAACGGATTATTTTCTTTATCAGTATTTGTTGGATTGGTTTCTAATAACTTAGGTTTTAAGTGAGAGATTTTAATACCAACGTATTTTATATTCACAAAATATTTGTCAATTTCAGATTCTTGATTAATAGTGTTATCTTTATACTCTTTTTTAATCATATCAACAAGTGTTGGTGATTTAATCAATATCAGGTCTGAATTTTTACTACCTTTATGAGATACTAAAAATATTTCATTTATATCAGTCACGTTTTTATCTCTTAAGTCAAAAATGCTATTCCATTCTTGATCTAAATCACTAATGTTTAAATTTTCTGATGTTTTAATCACAATTTCTGTTTTACTAGTTGCTGCTTCCATCCCTGAAACAAGAGAATCTTTTTTTGTTTTATTTTGTTTTAAAACTTTTTTTATTTTATTCGGCGCAATTTTTTTTACGGGTTTTTCCGTTTCTAAATTTCCTATACCCGTATAAATACTTCTTCCATATTTTGGATCATCATATAACTCCGTATAAACAACACCTGAAAAACAACCCTTTTCAAGCAAATATTTAACATCTTTTCCTAATACATCATTTGTAATATTTAACAATAATTCAGGATATTCTCCATTTTTAGATCCTATTTTTGTACTTAATTGAATTCTTAGTTTTCTAACAAAATCTTCTCTTTTTTCATTTATAGCATTACCAGAATATTCTTCTGATTTTTTATCATCAAATATTTCTTCAACTTTATCAAAATTAAAATCTTTCTTTTTAGAATCTTCTTTTATAAAATTAGTAACATCACCAATATTATTTGTAATAAGATCACCTAATTTTACCCTTATCAATGGCTGGCTTTTAAATGTTTGTGAAAATGGAACTTCAATAGATTTATCACTCATTTGAATGACTCTTTTATTGGTGTATGTTGGATAAACTAATGATGTTAAATCCTGTAATTTATCCCACATTACTTTATGATCAACTTCTGAATAAGAAAAAACTTTAAAATTTAAAGAAACTTTTCTTGTTGTTGATTTATAAAATTTAATTGGATCTACACGACCATAATATTGTTCTTCTACCCACTGAGGTGAATATGTTTCTGAAAACTCTGAAAGTGTTGCATAAAATTGAATAATTTTATCATTTCTTAAATCTTTAAAATAAAAAGGCACACCATCATTATTTATATTATCTTCATTTATAACTTCGTCAGTATTAATACTACTTAATTTAAGTTTTAAAATATCTAATGATTGTCTATTTTTATTTTCTGTATCTTTTTGAAGATCAGATAGTTTAATAAAAAGATTCATACATTTTGTTAATTTTGAATTTTTAACAATTTGTAATGTATCGTATGAAACCATATTATCAGCATATTCAAGATCACTTTCACCTTTTTTAGGTGTAAATAAATCAATTATTCTAAAAGTATCTCGTGTAATTGATCTACAAAAATTAGAATAATATCCAAATGATCCTAATAACGCAAGAGCATTACCATTTAAACTAAAAAATATTTGGCCGCCTTTCATAAGATCAAGATAAAAATCAGCAAATCTTGACCAAAAAGTACCGCCAGCTTTAAATCTAGAACTTTGAATTCCAGTAATATATTCAAACGTAGGTATTATATCACTTGGTTTTTTATAATTTTTTCTATCTTCAGGCAATTCTTCTTTTGAAGAAAGATAATCTAACTCGATCTCTCTTTCCTGTATTAATAAAGCATATAGTCCTGCAGCAACTAATAATGCTGCAATTGTTGCACCAACAAGAGAAGCCGACAATGCAAGAGTACCAACAGATGTTTTTTCAAATCTATCAAAATAATTGTTTAAAACACCAAATGAATTTCTATATTGACCGGAATCTTGACCTAAAATATCTTTATCTTCTTCGTTAACATAAAGATCTTTAACAATTTGATTGATATTTAATCCATTTCCATTTAATTTTGTTCCAGGAATTAATTGTTGAATACCTGGAACAAACATTGAACTTTCACCAGGTTTTGCATCTTTACCCGATGCTTTTAACATAAGATAACTTGCAATTTCATTTAATTGATCAACTGATAAATCAATTCTTTTTTCAGAATTAGGTGAATTACTTTTGCGTTTTTTTATTGAAAACGTTTTATCACCAATGTTTGATCCGTACTCATTATTATCGCTAAATCTATTAGCAGATAATTTTCTATTAGTATAATCAACAACTTCTTTTACAGGTTTATTTGTACGTTTATCACTTGCAGTTTGAGTATAATCCCAATCATTTAATAAATTATTTCCATTAATTCCACCATCAAGATTAGTATCTCTTAATTTTCCGGGATTGAATCTTGAAACAACTCTTTCTTTTTGTAAAAATTGTGGTTTATATTGATGTTCATTAACATCAGGATCATTTATTTTCAATTCAGGAGATGTTTTTCCTTCTGAATCACCATAAATTGTTGTATCAGGTTTATTTTCATCGTGTCTTTTATCAACTGGAAATTGATTGATAGAAGTTTTATCGCTTAAATAATCTTTGAGCGTTTTTTTAGTAGTTCTTTTTAAATCTGTATTATCAGGTTTTAATCCGTCGGGATTTTTATCTATCTCCGCAGGATTAATTTCAAATACAGGCCCACCATTTCTTAGATAATCGTCTTTACTACTCATCTTTTATGATTTTTTTATCTTGTTGATTGATGTTTCCACCACTTATATCATAATTAAATACCTGTGTCATTCCGGGAACAAATTTAGTACTTAATATGTCAACATATTTTTCCAAACCTTCTAAAACAATTTTTCTTTCATCATCAGATAATCTGTCCAATAAATCTTTTATAAAAGGTGTGTTTACTGTATCGTTATAAATTTTTTCAAAATCCTTATTTTTCATTTTCAAGTACCTTTATCAAATGCCTCAGTCGCTATGTCACCACCTCTTGAAACTGGTTTTTCACTTGTATTTGGTTTACTGGTAGGTGAAATATTATTTTCAATTATTGAAACAGCTTTTCTAATTAATGAATCATTTTGTTTAACTATTGCTTTTTCTAAATCTTTAACGTTTAATTCAACAGCAACAGCAACTTGAACATTAACATTTCGTGTTGATGTTCTAATTGAATTAATTCCTTCCATTAATGCATCATGATTATTTTTCAAATTAACAACAATTGCCTGTGTGTTAATTGTTATATCAGAATTTGTATCAACAATCTTTTTTACATTATCATTTGAAGTTGATATTAATCCCTTTGTTTCTTCAATTCTTGTTTTAGTTTCTTCAATTTTTTCAGTTAATGCTTGTACACGTGAATTACCAGCACGTTGTTGTGGTGTTAAACCTTGTTGCTCAGTAGAACCTTGTTGTGCTGAACTTTCTGCTTGTTGTGCAGTTGCACCTTGTGGTGTTGTTGGAGGTGTTGTTGCAGACGTTGCCGCAGGCATTCCATATTTTGTATATGATAATCTTGGATTATTTGTTGGTACTTGCGAAAGAGGCAATACTCCTGATCCAACAGGCATAGTATTTGTCGCAGTGGTCGCTGCATTTTCTGCAGTACTAGTTGTTGATGATTGCGTTGTAGCACCAGGATGTTTTTCACGTACCTTTGCTTTTTCTAAGTCAGATTTACTTGAAGATATGTCTGAATTTAATTTATTTAATGCTTCTTGCAATTTTTCTGTACTAATACCTAATTTTTTATCATTTTCAATTGCTTTTTTAAATACATCTGCCTGAAGTTCTTTTTGCTTTAATATTTTTTCATCAATTGCTACAGTTTTTTGTCCTTTGGCAATAGCTTCCAATCTTTTCTTTTCAAATCTTGCCATTTCAGCAACTGTACTTGCAATTTCTTTTTGTTCTTTTCCTGATAAACCAATATATTGTTCTTGTAATCCTTTAATGTCAGATACCTTTTCTCTTGCAGCTTTTTCTCCAGCAGCGCGAGTTGCCTCTCTTTCTTTTTCAAGATTACTTCTCCACTCATCTGTGGCTTTACCTAAACTTTCAATTGCACCACCAAGGCCAGGAATCCATGATAAAAATGGCTTCGCCATTTTTAATATACCATCTAACGCATTAAAAAAGAGTTTTCTAATACCAATACTAAATGCATCAAATATACCCATGTCGGGATCAAACAGATCATTAAATAATGATCCCCATGCATCAATCATTCCTCCAAGAGCATCAGTCATACCACCAAATAGATCTTCAACAAAATTTCCAAATCCGGGTAGAAAATCATTTAATTTTTCAATTATTGTGTTCATTAAATTCATAAATTGGACAGACAAATTTTGTACCATTTCTGGACTCATTAGTCCCAATGTAAGAATATTTAAGAACCCTGCAACGTTTGCAGTTGTTTCAGCATTAACAACATCATCTCTCTCTTTAAATGCTTTTAATGCAGCTTCTTTAGTATCTGAGAAATTCATTGCAGCCTTAATTGACATAAATGCAGCCAATGCAATACCAGCAGCAGGAAAAATACCACCTACACTACTCCCAAGTTTTTCAAATAAGCCTCCAACAACAGGTAATTTTGTCATAAGTGTGCCTATTTGACCTATTGCGCCACCTATTGCACTCACAGCTCTAGAGTTTACTATTCCTCCCACAACTTTAGAACCTATTCCACCAACAACATTTAATGGAGCCATCACTGCAGTCTTAGCTAATCCAAATCCTTTACCCATACCACCTAAGAATGTTCCACTCCCAACAAGATTTGATAATCCACCTGTAATACTTTTTCTAAAAGCTTCATTTGTTGTAAATTCTTTTGCAAAACCTCCGGCAGCTCCAACTAATGCACCTGTTCCTACTTTTAAAACTAAATTTGCAGCTAAAAATGTTTTTATATATGGTGCAACAAAATCCCACGCGCTTTTAAATCTATTTTTTAATTCTTCCCAAGAACTACTTAAAGCTTCTTTTAATGGATTCCAAATTTTATCATCATTAAAAACTGCTGTTACACCTGAAGATAATTTATCAAAAGTTTTATCAAACTCAGTTAATGCACCTTTTTTCTTAGTTGTATCAAATGATAAATAAGATCCTGTTGCAGATGTTGCGTCTAATGCTTTTCTTTGTTCTTTAGAAGCAAGTAAATATTCAATTCCTTTAAAAATCCATGTTATTGATTTTAATACTTTTTCTAACAAAACGGGCGCTAATTCTGCAAAACCATCAAACATTGATAAAAATGCAGATTTTAAACCATCCCAAACTGGCATGATAAATTTCCCCCAAGGTGAATTTTTAAATTCATCACTTAAATTTTGCACTAAACCATTACCTTTTAATAATTTAGCACCTCCTTTAAATGCATTACCTATTGCTTCACCAATTTTGGTTATTATTAATTGTCCAATTTTACCAAAAATATCACCTAACTTTTGAAGTTGTGGATATATTTTTGACATCAATCCATCTTTTTGATTAGTAAATGCATTAATAATGTCATTAAATGCTTGATCTATTGCTTCTTTACTAGATTTTGGATTAAAAATTATTTCAATTGCGCCACGCATTCCATTCTTACCAAAGAATTTTGTCATATTTTCTTTGCTAAAATGATTCCCAATAGCATTAAACATATCGTCTAATCCGAGTGTTTTCGTAATTGATTCACCGGTTTTAAGACCTTCATGTAAAGTTGCATATAAACCTCTTCTAAGATTTGTCATCATATTAATATATGATGGTGTTCTCATTATACCTTTTTCAATACCATCAAGAAACGTCTTAAAGAACCCATCTTTTAATTGATTACCGGTTCTATTAACCTTCTCAATTGCATCTGCAAGTCTCTTTAAAACTTCTTCTTGTGACAGTTGTTTTTGAGAAGCTTCATCTGCTGCGTTCTTAACTTCATTATAAGATTTACCAAGATTTGCTGATGAAAACATTGTCTTTGTTGTAGCAGCATCAAGACCCATTGTTGTTGCTAACAACTTAAGACTTTGTTTTCTCATACCATCAGTTGATACACCGGCACGATTCATAGCATCAGCCAACATTTGTTGTCTTTCAGCTGGATCTTCCGCGCGCATCAATTCCATTGAATCGACTTGAAGACCAAATGCTTGTGACAATTTTGAACTTGCATCTGCAGCTTCTTCAAATTGATCAAACTTATCCATCATACCTGTGACTTTACTGATTTCAACCCCCAATCTATTGAATTGAGTTGCAGCAGCAGTCATTTGTTTCTCGGTAAGGTTACCAAAGTTACCGAGATCTTTCATCATTTTACCAACATCAGATGAAATTTTCTTTGATGAAAGACCAAACTTATCACCTAATTGAAGTGATAAATTTCCTATTTCATACATTGAATCTTCTATCTTTTTTCCATTAGCCATTGTATGTTCAGCTAACGCTTTAAATTCATCATCAGCTAATCCAAGACCTTTTTTCATAGCAACAATACTTCTAAAAGTTTGTGGATTGCTAAATTGATTCATTACCAAATTTATTGTTGGTCCTAATGAAGATAATGTTTTTGTAATATCTTTCATCATTTCAGGTAATGATTGCCAAACACGCATCATACTTCTACCAGGTGCAAGTGTTTCTTTATAGAATTGCATTTGTGCAACTGCACCTTGCTTTAGGTTTATTCCTAATGTGCTTGCTTTTAAAACATCGGCAGACATTGCATTACTGAATGAGCCCCATTCTTTTCTAATATCTTCAATTCTGTCTAATAATTCAGTTGAACCTTGCGCATTTGCGGCTGCAGAAACTAACGATTTAAACATATTCCATGGTAACATCAATAATGATTTACCAATATTAAATGCTGCTGTTCCTACCTTTTTCATAACATCTATAAAGGCTTCAACAGCTATTTTTCCAGCTTTAAATACTGTATTTATTGTAGTACCAAGAGCACTAATTGCTCCAGCCGCAGCACCTGCCCATGCTGCTTTTTTGATATCTGAAATAGCTTTTTCGCGTTTTTCTAATTCATCTATTATTTTTAATCTTTTTTGTTCTTCTTCAGTAGCTTCTTTTCTTAATTTTGCTTCTTCTTCATATCTTTCATTACGTCCTTCTAACATTTTATCAATGTCTTCTAATACTTTGACATTTTTTTCATCAAGAATCATTTTTTCTCTAATTAATTCATTGATTTTACCAAGATTTTCTTGAATAGAAGTTAATTGAGTCATGTGCTCACCCTCCAACTCATTTCTAAGTTGGAGATTCTTTATCATCTCTGTGATACCTTGTTGAATATTTGAGCTAGAAGACATTTTTTACTAAAATAATTATTATATAATAAAAAATCGAAGGCTTTAAGTGAACCTTCGATTTCTTGCAGCAGTATTTGCTGATCTTACACGACCCATTAAAGCTGCTGTTTCTGGATTGTTGTTATGTGCAGACCTATCACCTTGTGGTGCTTCACCTTCAGAAGATTTCTTTAATTCTTTTGCTATTCTGTTAACAAACCAAAGCTTATATCTTACAGGTAAATTATATGCCTCAGTATATGTAAAACCACCATAATACATTAATATAAAAAGTGGTTCAAGAATTAAGAGTTCTTTATGTTCAGGAGTCAGGCCAAAAAAAGCTCACACCGATTGGTACGGTAACCTCCTCTGAGTGATCACAGGATGGGCACACAGCCTCTTGCTTCATTTCAATACCAGGTTCAATCTTATCCATATATTTTCTAAAAGCTAATGAATCACCAGCTCTCATTTTTGAAATAAAGCTATAGATATTTGCGCGATTATAATCGCCATCAACTGATACAATTGAATGATTTAATCTTGTTGTAACCAAATTATCAATCTGATTCCCAAGTTTCTTCATTTTTTCATTCTTTGCATTAATATCTTCTTCGTCAAAACCATTTAATAGTTTAAATGTTATTCTTTTCTTTGACATTGGAAGAACGAATTCAAATTCATTTTTTCCAGGTTCAACAGGGTCTACATCTAATGTTTTAATAGGAAGAGAATTTAAATCAAATGTGTTCTTAAATTTATGTGAGCACGCTGGGCAGTTTATATCAACATCATATTCAGCACCATATCCAGTTACTCTTATGGCAACCATTATTGCATTTCTATCACCAGAAATTAAGTTGTTAACATTAATATTTTTATCAACCAAACAGCTTTTAATAAGTTCAGTAATAATGGTACCTTTTTTAGCGAGAGCTCTCGATGTTAAGATATCTTCCTCTCTAGCAGTCATTGGTCTAATTTCAACTCTTTCACAATTGTGAAGTGAAAATTCAGGTGAATAAATTTTACCTAATGAGGGTAATGGAATTAATTCTGTCTGAACATCAGATCCAAGCGCATTTTTATTAACCATGTGTGTTGGATACTGATCATGATTCATTTCTTCATCATTAAAAAGATTATTTCTATCATTATTCATTTATACTAAACTCCAATTTGAAATTTAATAAGGTTTTATTTGTTGTAAAAAATAAAAGACGCCCAAAAAGGACGTCTTGGAGAAAATTTATCAATTTAATAAATCAGTATTGAAGAACTGCGTTATCAAATCTCATATTTAATTTGATTTCAATAGTCTTTTCATCTTCATATGAAAGATCACCAAAATCTGCGCTTGTTAAGAATGCACCTTTGATATCCCAAAGTTCAACAACTGTACCAACGGGATCTAAAAGTTTAAGTTGAATATCACGTTTATAGAAATCTGCATATCCTGCACGACCCGAAACTGATTCGAATGTTAATCTAATCCATTCCATAACCTGTTGTGATGCAGATGGTGCAATTGGATCATGAAGCGTAATTGACATTTCTTCAAATTCAAACTTACCTGCAAGATAACGTTTTGAATTAACGAAAGGAATGGTAATTGGTTCAATTTTCATCTTTGGTCTTGCTGCGGTTTTGCAAACGAAAGCATCGACCCCTTCAATCATAAGAACCCAACGATTACCACGTTTTGGTTCGAATTTTGAAGGTAACATTGAACTAACATCTAAAGTTTCAGCCATTTAAATTTTCTCCTAAATTAAATATTAACTATTTTGATAAATATCAGCTAACTTCAAAATCAATTGAAACAATTTCAACTGCGTTAACTGGTACTATAAAGATTTTTCCTCTTATAACATTATTTTCTATATCTTGTTGAGTTGTTGTCGTTGTATCGATTTGAACTTTATAATCAGATACACCATTTAACGTTCTTATATTTGCTAAAATAGGTTCAACAAGAGATGAGAATCTTTCAAGTGTTGATTCTCTGTTTGGTTCAAATATAAATCTATTTGCAACCTGCTTAACTCTTCTTCTAATTGTCAAAAGAAGTCTTCTAACAGCTACCCTATTGAGTGATGTATTGGCTGCCTGAAGTGTTTTCTGCCCATAAACAGTTGGTCCAATATCTGTGACTGTTTGTTTAATAGGGTTGATTCTCGCATCATAAAGTGAATCCATTTGTTCTTCTTTTAATTGAATTGTAACATTTGGATTTCCTTTATCAAGAACACCTCTCTTATCACCTGCAGGTGCAAACCAAATTTGGCTTTGATCATTTTTTGCATATGCTCTTAACACTGCAGCAGACGCGGGAACAGTGACAATTGATCCTGTATCTGGATCAGTCATATTAATATCTGGGAAATATGTTGCACCAAAACTATTATCTAATGATCTTGCTTCAAAATTCATTATAGTGTTTGAAATGCTTATATCAGATACTGATTCTGTCTTGCCAAGAAGTGTATTAGTTTTATTAATTTGCTCAACATCCATTATATAGAATGAATCAAATCTATCACTAACAACATTAAGAGCATAATTTGTTACATATTGATCTCTTATACCGGGTATTGCAAGCATCTGAATATCAATTTCAGATTGATTCTTCATTATATCAAGCGCTTTAATATATGCAGAAACTGTTGGGTATGAGAGATTTATACCTGATTCATCCTGAACTGCGTAATTTGTGAAATTAGATTTGTCAGAATCAAATATATTTGTGCCGTTAAATCCACCATATGAATAGAAACTAAACTTAGAATACGTTTTATTTCCACTCAAGGTTAAATCATCAACTGACCAAGCTCTTGTTGCATTAACATTATCTTCAGTTATACCACCTGCTCTAACATAAACTGCATTCTTCCATTTCGTTGGATCAGCATAACCATTTGAGCCAGTTACAACCTTTATATTTTCAAGAGTAAATTTATTTCTGTTATATCTGTCTGCGTCTATAACACCAAATTGTGTTGTATCTGCAGATCCTTCATTATCATCAACTGCAAAAGTTGAATTTGGGTTAAACATTGGATAATATTTCATATATCCAAACATACCATTATTTAAAACGTTTCCATTTAATTGTGTAGTTGCTTTTGGATATTCAAATTGAACACCCCAAGCAAAATCAGGTGAAACTCTAACTTTTGGATTTGTTGGATCAATATCACAAATATTAAGTCTAAATGGAATTGGTGGTTCAACTGATGTTTTTAAGATATTGGTATTTGATAAACCTAAACCGCCTGAAATAACGGGTAATGGTGCAGAACCACTTAAACACAAATGTTGTGGACCTCTAAAACCAACTGGTACAGCGTCAGTTGGAACGACACCATCAATAACATCTGAATGTATTTCTACTCTGACATATTTAGAAACATTTTGATAATCGCCTTCGACGACTAATTTTTGAGAGTCGTCAAAATCAAAATACATTCTCATATCACCTATAACTTTTCCAATATAATTTGTATCTGATGGATTTAACGTTAAACCAAGGCGAGTTTCAAGTAATGAATTTGTTTTAACATCCCTAATTTCTAAATCAAATCTGCTATATTTGTTTGATGAATCAGTAGGTGTTAGATTTGAAACTGTAAATTTAAGATTATTAATAGGAACACCATCACTATTATGATGAAATCTAAATAAATTATATGATCTTCCTGCATAATTTTGTGAAATTACCCATGGTGTTTTTGCAGCTTCAAATCTATCTTCAAATGATTCAAAGTTTGGAGCTGATGTTGCATTTGCTGGATGTGTATCCCATGCAGCTGATCCCGTTGTTATAAATGCAAATGATTCACCTGGTGTTACTGATAGTCCAGTAGAATTTACATCTGCTAAATTTGAATCTACATCAAAGAATGAATATAAACAATAACCAAATTCATTGATTTTTGTTGGATCTTGATTTAACGTTGATATATAATTTGATTTTTGTCTATCAAATGATGCTGTAATAACTTTTGTTGTAGAAGATCCACTTAAACCATTTAATAAAATAACAAATTCAGAATTTGAATTTAATTTTCCTATTGTGGATCCACCTAAATTACCTGTCGTAATTGCTGTTGCAGTTGGCGTATTATTTACAACATAACTTGATGAAAGTGTTGCTAAGACGCCGGAAGCTGTCATTAAAACTCCTCTGACAATTGGAACTGCATTGGTGCCTGTTTGAATTCCTGAATCAGAGAAATATGTTGAACCATTAGATTCAGACATGAAACATCCAATAAAGTGCGTTCTACCTTGTATTCCACCTGCATATGCATTTGGATTTGATGTTGCAAGTGTTCCAGATCCAACTATAAATCCTGCATGTGTAACCGTACCATCGGCATTTCTTGTCTTACCATCACCGGCACCAAGAATTCTCATATATGTTACAGAATTTACATTAGTGTCTACATTAAGATAATTATAAGCTCCTAAAACGCCATGTTTTGTTCCGTCTGAAGGACCAAAGACTTCTTTGAAGTCATTATAAGTACCCACAGTTACAGGAACGTATGCAGGACCTTTTGCACTTGTTCCTATTATTCCGGCAGGAATTCCAACTGGTGTTGGTTTTCCGGGAACTGTTATTGCTGTTTCTGTAACTATTACTTTTGGTGAACCTGTACTCATCTTTACTCCAAATTATATAAATTGAACGCTACTGTTTGTAATTATAAAATCAATAGCAATATATTCAATAGATCTTGTTGGTTTAATCATTATTTTACCATTCAATCTATTATTTTGAGCGTCTAATTCAGTATTGTTGGTATTATCCATTATAACTTTGTATTCTTCAATACCTTCTAAAGTTCTAATGTTTCCAAGGAATGAATTTGTGTCTCTTATAAATTGCGCTCTTAATTCAGCCGTATTTTGTTCAAATAATAGGCCTTTTGAAACTTCAACTACAATTCTCCTTAATTCTAACATTAATCTTCTAACGTTAATTCTATCAAGTGAGGATTTTTTGAGTTGAAGTGTTTTTTGTCCAAATATTACGTATCCTTCATTTGGATATTTTGCTACTGGATTTATTCTTGATTCATATAATGAATTTCTATCGTTCGTATCAATTCTAACAGAAATATTTTTAACAATATCATTTAATCCACCTCTGCTAAAACCAGCAGGCGCAAACCATGGTGGTGATTGACTATCACTGTATGAAATTGCTGCAAATGCTGCAACTGATGAAGGAAGTTTAACTCTTCTTGTTAAATTTGGATCAGCCATAGATGTTCTTCCGTCTATAAAGATATCTGGGAAGTATGCAGCGCTGAAGCTATTATCAATATTTCTTGAACTAAAATTACTAATTGTTCTAGTTACGTTGGGTTTATTGACTTTGTCGTTATCAAAAATAATATTATTTGATGAATTATATGATGGTATATCCATAACATATAAGCATAAACCATATGAATTTTTCACTCTATTTAAAATATAGTCAGTTACGAATGATTCTTTAATTCCAGGAACTATTAGAATATTGTGATTTGCATATGTTCTATCTGTCATTACCCTTGCAGCAGAAAGATAAGATACAACGCCATTATTTTCTGTTGTTGAACCACACATTGCAAAATTTGTACCTGGTGATTTATATCCGATTGCTGCACAACCATCAAATGATGTTGCTTTATCATTCAATAATGATTCTTGCTGATCAAGGATGTTAACACCATTAAATCCACCTTGCATAATTGTAGTGAATTTCATATATCTTGAGTATTTATTAAATAACGTTGGATCAGACTCATTAATTAAGGATGAAAGAGTAATGTCAGTATCAAATTTTCCATTAATTATTGTTGCATTTCTTATATATTTAGCTGATTTCATTACGCTTGAAACATCGCTAAATACGTTTAATTCATTGGTTGATGTGCCAATTGCGGTGTAATTTTCAAGTACAACTTTAGATAATGAGAATTTATTATCGCACAATACATCAGATTCTGTCTCTGATGTTATTAAACCTAATTTTTCTATACCTAAGAATTTAGAAATATTCTTAATATAAAGATTTTCTTCATTACTTATATTTGTATTTGATATATCAGTAACTTTTTCAAATTTAACACCCCAGTAATAACTGGCGTTACTTGTTTCTGAAATTTGATCAATTTGACCGTCAGTAATTTTGAATCTAAATGGAACAGGTGGCATTATTGCGCCATTTAAACCTGAACTACCACTTAATAATGCTCCTGATACCTTTGATGAATCTAAGTTATCAGTTACAGATTTTATTAATCTTGCACCTGAAAACCCAAATGGTAATGCTTTTGTTGGAACAGAACCAGATTCAAGCTCAGATGATAAAACTATTCTAACATATTTTGATTTATTAGAATATTTTCCACTTGAAACCAAACCTCTTTCAACCTCAGATAATGCATCGTGATCAAAGAATACTTTACGATCACCAATCATTTTTCCAACATAATTTGGAGAATTTGGGTTCAAATTACAATTATTGAATTGTTCTAATACTTTTATATTCTTATCTGAATCATTCCAATCTCTAATTAAAACTGTGAATGTTCCATATGGATTTGTTTCATCTTCAGAAAGTTTTAAATTGGAAATTGAAATCTTATATTTTGAAGATGCGTAATCACCGTCATCAAGTGATTCAAACTTAAACAATTTAAATTCTTTATCACCAAATGGTTGTGATATAAAATAAGGGGATGTTGGTGCAGAATATCTTGCATCAAATCTTCC